GAGCAATCTCCGTGGGTTACGGGACCGCAGACAGCCTCGAAGCACAAACCGGAGCAACTCCTAAGTCGCTCTAATCGCTCATTATTTTAAGGTTGGGAGCGCAGCCCATGGGTCTGTCGCGGAGGGCCTATGCGCGCCATCGCGGCGTCTCCGACATGGCGGTTCGAAAGGCCATCGCCTCGGGCCGGATTACGGTTGAAGAGGACGGCACGATCGATCCCGAAAAGGCGGATCGCGCCTGGGGATCGAGCTCCGATCCCGCGCAGGTTCGCCCCGTCGCGAAATCGCCGCCGCCACCGCGCGGCACGCCGCGTCCGGTGCCGATGGCGGCCGTCGAAGCCGTCCGTGAAACCTTGCGCGAAAGCGGCGAGCCCGCGCCCGCCGCCGGGAACATGACCTTCGTTCAAGCGCGCACCGCCAACGAGGTGATCAAGGCGCAGGAGCGCCGCATCCGTCTTGGCAAGCTCAAGGGCGATCTCGTGGATCGCTCGCGCGCGGTCTCAACGGTCTTTGCGCTCGCCAGGCGCGAACGCGACGCCTGGGTGCAATGGCCGGCACGCGCCGCCGCCCTGATCGCCGCCGAACTGCAAATCGATCCTCACCGCTGCGAGCAGGTTCTCGAAGCCCATGTCCGACGCCATCTCGAAGAACTCAGCCAAATCGGCATCGAGCTTCGATGAGGGCTTCGACGGGCGCGCGGAGATCATCACCGCCTGGAGCCGTGGCCTTGCGCCCGATCCGGCGCTGACGGTTTCGGCGTGGGCGGATCGCTATCGCTTTCTGTCCTCGCGCGCCTCGTCCGAGGCGGGCCGCTATCGAACCGACCGGACGCCCTACATGCGCGGCGTCATGGATGCGCTCTCGCCCGGCAGTTCGGCCCGGCGGATCGTATTCATGAAAGCGGCGCAGGTTGGCGCGACCGAGGCCGGTAACAACTGGATCGGCTATTGCATCCATCAGGCGCCGGGACCGTTTCTCGGCGTTCAGCCAACGACCGATCTCGCAAAACGTCTGTCACAACAGCGCATCGAGCCGCTGATCGACGAAAGCCCGGAACTTCGGGCGCTGATCTTGCCGTCGCGCTCGCGCGATAGCGGGAACACGGTGCTCGCCAAGAAATTCGCGGGCGGGCAGCTCGTCCTGACCGGTGCCAATTCCGCCGTCGGTCTGCGGTCGATGCCTGCCCGCTATGTCTTCCTTGACGAGGTGGACGCCTATGAGGGTGATGTGGATGGCGAAGGCGATCCGGTCGCGCTCGCCATCGCCCGCACGCGCACCTTCGGACACCGCGCCAAGGTGTTTCTTGTTTCGACGCCAACGATCAAGGGCCTGTCGCGGATCGAACGCGAATTCGAAGCCAGCGATCAGCGCCGCTTCTTCGTGCCGTGCCCGCATTGCGGCCTGATGCAATGGCTCAAGTTCGAGCGCTTGAAGTGGACCAGCGGGGAACCGACGAGCGCCGCCTATCGTTGCGAAGGCTGCGATCAGCCGATCGCCGAGCACCACAAGACCGCGATGCTGTCGGCGGGCGAATGGCGCGCGACCGCGACGCCCACCGATCCGCACTGCGTCGGCTTCCATATCTCCGGGCTCTATTCGCCGGTCGGCTGGCTCGGCTGGGCCGATATCGCCCGCGAATGGGAAGCCGCCCAAGGCGATGATGCGGCGCTCAAGGCCGCCAAGAACACGCTGCTCGGCGAGACGTGGCAGGAACGCGGGGAAGCGCCGGATTGGCAGCGCCTCTATGAGCGGCGGGAAGACTTCGCGCCTTTCGTCCCGGGCTGCGGCTTGATCCTGACGGCCGGCGCCGACGTTCAACACGACCGGATCGAGGTTGATATCTGGGCGTGGTGCCGAAAGCTCACTAGCGCACTCGTCGAACACATCGTGCTCGAAGGCGACACCTCCCGCGAGGAAGTTTGGGCAAAGCTGACCGCGCTGCTCGGCCACACATGGCGCCACGAGAACGGCGCACGGATGCGGATCGCCCGGCTTGCGATCGACTCGGGCGACGGGCGAAACACCGCCGCCGTCTATAGCTGGGTGCGGCGCGTCGGCGTCGGCCAGGCGCTTGCGATCAAGGGCGTCGATGGCTTCGACCGATCAACCCCGGTCGATGGCCCAACCTATGTCGATGTCAACGAGCATGGCCGCACGATCCGGCGCGGCGTGAAGCTCTGGAAGGTCTCGGTCGCCGTCTTCAAGTCGGAGACCTATCGCTTCCTGCGGCTTGACCGCCCGACCGATGAAGAACTCGCCGCAGGCACGCCGTTTCCGGACGGCTTCGTGCACCTGCCGAAAAGCGTCACCGCCGAATGGGTGAAGCAGCTTGTCGCCGAGCAGCTGGTCACGGTGCGCGACCGGCGCGGCTTCTCGAAACTCGAATGGCGGCAGATGCGCGAGCGCAACGAGGCGCTCGATTGCCGGGTCTATGCCCGCGCCGCCGCGTGGCTGCTCGGGATCGACCGGTTCGACGACGCCAAGTTCGAAGCGCTCGAAGAAGAGCTTCGGGTTGCTGCTGAAGATGAAGCGCGGCCCGTCGATCAGCGCGGTCTTTCGCCCACGGCCGCTCCGGTACGCCGCTCCGACTGGCTCGGGCGGCGCGACAAATGGTTCTGAACACTTGCGGGATTTCCGATGCCCTGGACGCAGACAGAACTCGATGCGCTGAAGCGCGCCTTCGCGGGCGGAACCCTGCGCGTCACCTATGACGGCAAAACCGTTGAGTATGGCTCGGCGGACGATCTGCTCAAGCGCATCCGCACTATCGAGACCGAGATCGCCAGCACGTCCGGCAACCCGCGCCCCATCGCCGGATTTGCCAGCTTCGGCCGCGGTGACGGTCGATGAGCGGCATGTCCTTGTCTGAAATCCGGTCGCCACTTTTCGGGGACATGCCGTGATGGCCGCGAACTGGATCGATCGCGCCCTCGCCAGCATCGCGCCGGGCGCCGCTCGCAAGCGGCTTCTGGAACGCCAGGCGTTCGAAAAGCTCGCGCGCGCCTATGACGGCGCAGCGGTCGGGCGACGCACCGATGGCTGGCGGTCGTCGTCCAGCTCCGCCGACGGCGAGATCGCTGCCGGCGCGTCGCGGCTGCGCGACCGCATGCGGGATTTGACACGCAACAATCCGCATGCGGCGAAGGCCGTCGCGGTGCTGGTGAACAACATCGTCGGCGCCGGGATCAGGCCGCGCGCGGCGACCGGAACCGACGCGCTCGACAACAGGATCAATGAACTCTGGGAGACCTGGGCAGCGCGATCGGACGCTGATGGTCTCGCCGATTTTCACGGGCTCACCACGCTCGCTGTGCGCGAGATGATCGAAGGCGGCGATGTGTTCCTTCGCCGTCGTATCCGCCGCACAGAAGACAAGCTGCCCGTGCCCTTGCAGCTTCAGCTTCTCGAAGCCGATCACCTCGACGACACCAAGATCGGTGCCCTTGCCGACGGCGGACGGATCGTGCGCGGCATCGAATACGACGCCATCGGACGCCGCCGCGCCTATTGGCTGTTTCCCGACCACCCCGGCGACACCAGCGTGCCGCTCTCGCGCAGCCTCACCTCGGCGCGCGTGCCTGCGGATGGCATCGCCCACCTCTTCGAGCGCCAGCGCGTGCAAAGCCGTGGCGTTCCCTGGGGCGCACCGGCCATGCGGGCGATGCGTGATCTTGATGATTGGACCAACGCGGAGCTTGTCCGCAAGAAAACCGAGGCCTGCCTTGTTGGCGTGGTGCTTGGCGCGGATGAGGCCGATCAGGGCGTAGCGCCGACCGTCGTCGATGCCGAAGGCAAGACCATTGAGCAGTTCGAACCCGGCCTGATCGCCTATGCGCGCGGCGGCAAGGACATCAAGTTCAACCAGCCCGCTTCAACGGCCGGCGTCTCGGAATGGCTCCGGGCGCAGTTGCACATCATCGCCGCCGGATACCGCGTGCCTTACGAGTTGCTCACCGGCGATCTGTCTCAGGTCAACTATTCGAGCCTGCGCGGCGGTCTCGTCGAATTCCGGCGCATGGTCGACGCCCTGCAATGGCAATTGGTGATCCCAGGCTTCTGCGAACCGGTCTGGCGCTGGTTCACCGACGCGGCTTGGGTTGCCGGCCTGATCCCGAGCCCGGTGGTCAAGGTCGAATGGCAACCGCCGCGCTTCGATGCCGTCGATCCCCTGAAGGACGCGCAGGCCGATCTCTTGATGCTGCGCTCGGGCACGATGACGCTCGCCCAGGCCATCGCCCGGCAGGGTTACGATCCGGCCTCACAGCTGAACGAGATCGCCGACATGAACGCGGCTCTCGATCGGCTGAAGATCGTGCTCGATAGCGATCCGCGCATGATGACCAAGGCTGGCACCGCGCAGCCCGACCCGAATGATCCGGCCGCCGACACCCCCGACAACGAGAAGCCGGGCAAGCCGAAGCCCAAGCCCGGCGACTGATCTCTTTAGAGGACACCATGAACCCTGCTCAACCGCCGTCTCGCGGCGCTCCGCCTATGGCGAACGCGCTGCCGATGCAGACCCGGCTTGCGCCGGTCGCCTCAATCGAAGCCGAGACCCGAACCGTCGAAGTCGTCTGGACCACCGGAGCGTCCGTGCGCCGCCGTCGTTGGACCGGCTTTGATACCGCGATCGACTACGAGGAAATCCTCGTGGTCTCGCGCGATGCCGTCGATCTCTCGCGCCTCCAGGCGCACGCGCCTGTGCTCGACAGCCATTCGCAATGGACGACGCGCGCGATTGTCGGCGTCGTCGAACGCGCTTGGATCGACAAGGGCGAAGGCCGGGCAAGCTTGCGCTTCCCGAAGCCCGGCGTCGATGAAGCCGCCGATCGCTTGTTCGCGCTCGTGACGGACGGGATCGTCCGCAACATCTCGGTCGGCTACCGCATCGACAAGGTGCGCGTCGAACGGCCCGAACGGGTTGGCGAACCCGAACGCTGGTTCGTCGAACGCTGGACGCCTCACGAACTGTCCTTCGTCGCCGTCGGCGCCGATCCCGGCGCGCAAGTCCGCGCGGCGGACGAGGCGCCAAACTTTCCCTTTGAACTCGTCACTGCCCAAACCCGAACGATGGAGACTGCCGCCATGGACGAACCTGTCCAGACCCATGATGCTGCGCCGGAAGCAGCGCCCACGCCTGCCGCCAATGAGCGCGCCAATCCCGCGCCGCCCGATCCGTCGCCTGCCGTACCGAACGCCGATCAGGTTCGCGCGGAAGAGCGTGAGCGTGTGGCGGCGATCTTCGGCCTTGCCGACCGCTTCCGCCTCGAGCGAGCGTTTGCCGATGATCTCGTGACGCGCGGCGTCGCCATCGAGGAAGCCCGCCGCGTCATTCTCGACAAACTCGCCGAACGCGATGAGCGCGGCATCGGCCATACCGCCGTCTCCTTCCCGGCCGGCAGGCTCGATGCAACCGTCACAAGGCGCGAAGCCATCACAGAAGCGATTGCCCATCGCCTCGCGCCCTCGGCAAATGCGCTGCCGGATCGCGCCCGTGAGTATCGCGGCATGTCGCTGGTCGAAATCGCCCGCGAAACCCTGCAACAGGTTGGCGTCCGCACCCGCGGCTTGACCGCGAACGAGGTGGTGCAGCTCGCGCTCCGTAATGCCGGGCCGCATGGCACCAGCGATTTCCCGCTGATCCTCGCCAACGTCGCGGGCAAACGTCTGCGGCAGGCCTATCAGACCGCGCCCCGCACCTTCGAGCGCTGGACGCGCGGCATCACCACGACTGACTTCAAGCCGCTGTTCCCGACCCAAACCGGCAACTTCCCCGGCCTGCTGCCGGTCATGGAAGGCGCCGAGTTCAGCTATGGGACAATCGCGGAAAGCCGGGAAACCTATCGCCTCGCCACCTTCGGCCGCATCGTTGCGCTCACCCGGCAGGCCATCGTCAACGACGATCTGCGCGCCTTCGACCGGGCGCTCGGCACGGCTGGCATGAAGGCCTCGGATCTCGAAAGCGGTCTCGTCTACAACGAGCTTCTCGCGAACCCGCTTCTGGCCGATGGCGTCACCCTGTTCTCGGCGGCGGCGGGCCGCACCAACCAGGGCACGGCGGCAGCGATCACCGAGGCCTCGCTCACGCAGGCGATCGAACTGATGACGCAGCAGCGCGAGATGACGCCTGCCGGCGTCACCGGCGACCAGATCATCAACAATTACCCGCGCTACATTCTGGTCGCGCCGGGCACGCGGGCGATCGAGGCGCGTAAGATCATCGCCCAGACGACGCCCGCCCAGGCGTCTCAGGTGAACCCTTACGCCAACGCCTTCGACGTGATCGAGGAGCCGCGCCTCTTCAACACGGCGGGTCCGCAGCGCTGGTGGCTGGCGGCCGATCCAGCGACCATCGACACGATCGAATACTGCCGTCTCGAAGGCCAGTCCGAGCCCTTCCTCGATCAGCGCGTCGGGTTCGAGGTCGATGGCGTCGAGTTCAAGATCAGGCACGACTTCGCCGCCAAGGCGATCGACTTCCGCGGCCTGTTCTTCAACGCCGGCGTCTAACGGCAACACGGCCCTAACCCGAATTCAAGGAGACCCATCCCATGCGGAACTTCATCCAGGCGGGCAACACCGTGGTGGTGCCCGCGCCCTATGCGCTCACGTCCGGCCAGGGCGCGAAGGTTGGCCAGCTCTTCGGCGTCGCCACCAACGATGCAGCGCTGGCCGCCGATGTCGCGCTCGACCTTACCGGCGTGTTCGAACTCACCAAGATCGGCTCGCAGGCCTGGACGGTCGGTGCGCTCGTCTATTGGGACGACGCGAACCGGCGCTGCACGACCGTTGCGACTGCGAACTTGCTTATCGGCGTAGCGGCGGCGGCGGTCGCGGGCGGCGCGGGCAACACCACCGGCCGCGTTCGGCTCAACTCCTCCTTCCGGGCGAACGATCCGTGATCGACGCTTTCACTTCGGCCATCGATGCGCTCTTCGCCGATCCCAATATCGGCGAAGACGCACTGTGGAAGGCGGGCGGCGCCGGCGCTGGCCTCGCTGTCCGCATCATCCGCAAGTCGCCCGATCGCATGGCGGAATTCGGGGACAGCCGCGCCGTGTTACCGACCGTCGGCATCGATATCCGGCGCTCCCAGGCGGCAGCGATCACCGAGGGCGATCTGATCCTGATCGGCTCCGAAAGTTATCGGATCATCGGCGAACCGATGGGCGACGCGCTCGGGCTGGTTTTGGCCTGCGGGGCCGTGAATTTATCAAGCTAATCGATCAGCCCGCTGACATCTTTCCTGTCGGATAAGCCGAAGTTATCTTAGAAAAAGCTACATACAGGCGCTCTAGCTCACCAACGCTGCGCTTCGGATACATAAACTGAAACCCGATGAATGCGGCATACTCGACGGTCGCGAGATCAATTGCTTCGGTTTCGGAGCAATTGCGAACCGCGCGGTGAAGACGTGCGAGGTTGTTGATCCTGATGCTGTCCACTTCGCTGACAGCTTCTGACAATGCCGGATGCCGCTCCGCCAAAGCGCGCATGCCCTGATCGAGCTTGGCATCAAGCCGCAATGCAAGCGCATTGAGTTTGTTCAGTCGATCTTGCGGCGTAGGCTCGACATCCACGACTGGCAGCAGCGCTTCAGTGTTTCGCTCTAGCCAACACCGAACGAGCGACCCAAGGAATGCGCCATGACTGCCAAAATGGGCATAGAAAGACCCCTTTGTCTTCCCGGTCCTACGACAGAGGGCATCAATGGTCAGGGCATCAGGTCCGTGTTCGGACAACTCCCGAAGAGCGATGTCTATCCACTGATGAGCAGAGAGCCGTGCCTTAGCTTCGCTTGTCATGTAGTAAGTCCGACCGCTCCGAGAATGCCGATGGGCAGAAACAACGCCCATTGCCCGAACTGAAGCGGCGACAGCTTGTGTTTAACGATCATGACGCCGCTCCACAGTGAGAAGAATGCTGCTGCGGCGCTGGCGAAGATCGCCGCATCCGCATTTGCGCCCGGTCTTGCAGCGAATGCGAATGCTGCAGCCATTAGGGCGATCGCGATCGTGACCAGATGCCAGCAGTAGTAGTTCGTGAACTTAGCTACACGATCGAGTTCGGTTGCCGCGAGTAGGGGGCGCGCGGCCTCACGACCACCCAAAGTTACGTGCAAGGCGCATATCCCGAATGAGAGTATGGCAGCCGAAAGAAACCAAAGGTTCATGAGATCTCCCTCAAAACTTTCACATACAATACCGTATGGTATTAAACTAACTTTGGCAAGCTTGATATGCGCTTCACCATCCAGCGTCCCGATCTCGGCAAAGCCGTTGCCGAGACCGAGAAGGATATCGAACGCGCTGTCACGTCGGGGATGCGCGACGCTGCCGATGGCCTGAAGCGGGATCTCCGCGAAGATGTCGTCGCGGCGGGCTTGGGTGAACGGCTGTCGCGGACATGGCGGGGAAAGACCTTCCCCGAGGTGGGCGAGAGCGCCGAGGCCGCAGCCTATGTCTGGTCGCGCGCGCCGAAGATCGTCGATGCCTTTGACCGTGGCGTGGTGATCCGCTCGGCGCGTGGCCTGTTCCTGGCGATCCCGACCGCCGCCGCCGGCAAGAGCGGACGGAGCGCCACGGGTTCACGCGAAAGGATCACGCTGGAAGGCTGGCAGCGGCGAACCGGCCTGAAGCTTCGGTTCGTCTATCGCCGTGGCCGACCCTCGCTGCTGGTCGCGGACGATGCCCGGATCAACACGCGTGGGCTTGCCGCCCGCAATCGCCGTAAAACAGGCCAAGCCAGCGTCATCGTGTTCATTCTGGTGCCGCAGGTCGCGCTGAAGAAGCGCCTCGATGTCGAGAGCGCTGCGAAGCGGCAAGCTGCGCGTGTGCCCTCGTTGATCGCGCGGCACTGGCCGCAATCCTGAAGGCTGGTCACCAATGGCTTCGAGACGCGAAACCGTCCTTGTGGCGGTGAAGTCGCTTGTTGCTGCTGCCCTGCCGGGCGCGGACGTGAAGCGCAATCTGGCCAAGGCCGAACGCATTCCGCCCGGCGGGCTGGTGGTGATCCGCGACGGCGATCCGGGCGAACCGGAGGTCAGCCTCTCGCCGCTGACCTACCTCTATTCGCACCGCATCCCGCTTGAGATCGCAGCTTACGAGAGCGCCACCCTCACCCGCGAGCAGGTGGTGGACGCCATGCTAGGGGCGATCGGCGCGGCGGTCATGGGAAACCGGACGCTCGGCGGGCTTTGCGACTGGATCGAAGCCGAAGCGCCGGTGACGGAAGATATCGAAGCGCTCGGCGCCTTGCCCGGACGCTTCGCCGATCTCGCGATCCTCGCCGTCTACGCGACGACCGATCCTTTGAACTGAACCAACAACGACAGGAGTATCCCCATGGCACGCGCACGCGGCGCCAACGCCGTCATGGCTGCGGTGTTTGAAGCCACCTATGGCGTCACGCCCGGCACGGGCTTTCGCAAGCTGCCCTTCGTCTCGGCCAATCTCGGCGAAGAGCAATCCCTGATCGAAAGCGATCTCCTCGGCTATGGCCGCGATCCGCTGACGCCGGCCTATGACGTGGTGTCGAACGAAAGCGACATCGTCGTTCCGATGGATCACCGCAACATCGGCTTCTGGCTGAAGGCGTTGTTCGGCAACCCAACGACCGCCGCATCGGTGGCGGCCAGGGGCTCGATCCTGTTCTCCGCCCAGCCCGTGGCGAACGCGACGATCACGATCGCTGGAACCGCCTTCACCTTCGTTTCTGCTGCACCGACCGGCAACCAGATCCAGATCGGGGCCAATCTCGGCGCGACGCTGACCAATGCCGTGACTGCCCTCAACGCCAGCGTTGTGCCAGCAGTCGCGGCGGCGACCTATGCCCAGACCGGCGGCAACACGCTGACGATCACGCACGACACGCTCGGTCTTGGCGGCAACAGCTTCACGATTGCTGCGTCGGCCTCGCCCGCCTCGAACGGCACGGCCTCGGGCTCGACGCTCTCCGGCGGCGCGAACGGGCACACCTTCGTCTCCGGCACGCAGAACCTGCCGTCGATGTCGATCGAGGTCGGCCTTCCGGACGTGCCCTTCTTCGGCATGAACTATGGCGCGCGGGCGAATAGCCTGTCCGTCCAGGCGCAGCGTTCCGGGCTTCTGTCCGCAACCGTCAACGTGATCGCACAAGGCGAGGCAGCGGCTGTCACCACGGGTGCGGGCACGCCGACCGCGCTCGATGTCGAGCGCTTCAGCCAGTTTCAGGGATCGATCACCCGCAACGGCGCGGTGCTCGGCAACATCGTCTCGGCGGAGCTGATGTATTCGAACAACCTCGAAAAGATCGAGGTCATCCGATCCGACGGGCGCATAGCCGATATCGATCCGGGCATCGTCAAATGCTCGGGCAATCTGAACGCACGGTTTCAGGATACGAGCCTCCTCGATCAGGCGACTGCCCGCACGCCCTGCGAGATCGCCTTCGGCTGGACTATCGACGCCAGCCGCTCTTTGCTCTTCACCGCGCATCGCGTGTTTCTGCCGCGCGGCAACCGGCAAATTCAGGGACCGGGCGGCATCCAAACCCCGTTCGCCTGGCAAGCCGCGCTCGATCCCGTGCTGAACAAGACCTGCACCGTCGTTCTGACCAACGACGTAGCCTCGTACTGATCTTCCCTTCCCCACGATCCTACCAACCCCGAAGGAGCCACCATGCTCAAGCTCGAACCCGTGTCCACTGAGCCCTTCTGGCTCGATGTGCTGCCCGGCGTGCGCATCCAGTTCCGCCCCGTCTCGGTCGCCGCGATGCTGATCGCGCGCGGCGCTGCTGGCGAAGCGCTGAAGGCCGGCGGAGAACAGGCCACGATCGAGGCGGGCGCGGCCTTCACCCGCGCGCTCGCCCAGACGGGCATTGTGGCCTGGGAGGGCATCGGCGACGCCAAGGGCAAGCCGGTCGATCCCGACAGGCAAGCGATCGAGCAGTTGCTCGAACTCTGGCCGGCCTTCGATGCCATCGACCGGCTCTATGTCGGCCCGGCGCTGACGAGGCTCGACGAAAAAAAAGTCTGATCGCCCTTAGCCAGTGGCACTTCGACGGCGGCGAAAGCTACTGCGCCGCCTGTCCGTTTCGCTGTGCGGCCTGCCCGTATGAGGAGCACGTGCCCGCAACTGCGGAAGGAGCGCTGGCTTGGGCAGTGATCCGCCGTTCGGCCGGACAGGTTCGCGCGGTGATGGGCGGCGTCTATGCGCTCGACTTCGGCGCAATCCTGATGCTCGCCCACGCGATGGGCGCACTGAACCCGCTTCTCGTCGATGTCCTGCCCGAGATCGAACCCATCGTCGTCAACGCCTATCGCCGGAACGCTGATCCATCATGAGCGCCACGAATGTCTCCATCCGCCTCGGCGTTGAGGGGAAGGCGGAGATCAAGCGCGCCTTCGAGGAGGTCGGGCAATCCGGGCAAGCGGCCTTCGGCTCGGTCGAAAAAGCGATGGACCGTTCCGGCGCCGCCACCGACCGCGAGGTCGCGCGGCTGAAGCGTCTGGCCGAAGCGGCGCGCATGGCGGGCGAAGCCGACGCCTCGCAGAAGCGGTTCAACACCGTTTTGAACGTTGACCGCCCGATCCCCAAATCCGCCCGCGACTCCGCTGGGGTCTTCGAAGAAGCGGCGCGGGAGGCGGAAAGCTTCGCGGCTCGGGCGAATGCGCTGCGCGCCGCGATCGATCCGCTCGGCGCGGCGCAGGCCCGCCTGAACCAGGAACTCGCCGAATATGCCACGCTCGCCAAGCGTGGCGCGATCACCTCGACGGAGCATACCGCCGCGCAGGCGCTTGCGAAGCAGCGCTTCGACCAGACCTCGCAGGCGATCAAGGGTGTCGGCGGTGCGACTGGCCTCACCCGCAATCAGCTCCTGACGCTGCAATACACGTTCAACGACGTGGTGGCGTCGATGTCCACCGGCATGTCGCCGATGACCATCCTCATGCAGCAGGGCGGTCAGGTGACGCAGGCCTTCGGCGGCTTGCGCGGAACGCTCGCCGCCTTCGGTTCGGCGCTCGGGGTTGTCGGCGGGATCGCGATCGGAGTTGCGGCGGCGGTCGTCGGCCTTACCGCCGCGTGGGTGGCGAACGATGCTTCGACGCGCGCCGTCACCACCGCGCTCATGGGCGCTGGCCGCGCCTCGGGCGCGACCGCCGCCGAGCTTGAGCGGGTCGCCCATAGCGCCGCCGAAACCGGCAAGGTCTCGGTCACCGCTGCGCGCGAAATGGAAGTCGCCTTCCTGCGCACCGGAAAGATCGGGGCGGAAGAAATGGGCCGCGCCATCGGCATCGCCCGCAACTTCGCCGTCACGATGGGCGTCGAAACCAAGGCTGGGGCTGAACAGCTCGCAACTGCCCTCGCCGATCCGGTGCGCGGCGCCGACGAACTGAATGCCCGCCTCGCCTTTCTCGACGACCGGACGCGGCAGTATATCCGCACGCTGGTTGACCAGAATAACCGCACTGAGGCGCAGCGGGTACTCCTGAACGCGCTTGTGCCGGCGCTTGCCGATGCCGAACAGGCGACCAACGCCTTTGGCCGCGCCTGGAATTATGTCGCCCGCCAGGCCTCGAACGCCTTCAACGCCATCGGCAAGGCGGTCGATCGCGCCGTCGATGGCCGCAATCCGTCGGAAGAACTTGATCTTCTGAAGTGGCAGCGGGATCGGCTCCGCGAAAACATCCGCGGCAATGTCGTGCCGCTGATGCTGCCGCAGGTCGAGCGTCGGATCGCCGAGATCGAAGCGCAGCTTGCCGATCAGCAGCGCCGCGCCGCGCAACTCGCGGCCGACGCCCGGGCGAATGAGCTTTCGGTTCGAGCGGGTGAAGCGGCCCGCGATATCATCCCCGGTGCGCGCGATCTCGAACGCCTGCGTCGTGAACAGGCGACCTTGCGCGCGGCGCTCGATGATCCGCTGACGCGCTCGAAGCTCAACGATGTGGCGGAGGTCGAAGCCGCCTATCGACGCGTCACGGCGGAACTGGCGCGTTTTCGACCGGCGGTCGATGCGGCGACGCAGGCCGTTGTTTCGCAATCCTCCGTCACCGAAGTGTCGATCCGTTCGACGCTGGCCCTGGCGAACGCCTATCTCGAAAGCGCTGCGGCGGCCGAGCGCGCGGAAGCCCGCAAGACCGGTCTGATCGAGCAGGCGCGTGAAGGCATCGATGCCGAAGCGCGCGCCCGCCAGGCGCTGCGCGAACGCATCGCCGAGCAGGCCGCGACAGCCGCGAGGCAAGTCGCCGATCTGACGGCGGAAGCCTCCGCCCAGAAGCGCGTCAACGATGCGGTGGCGGCAGGCTCGCTCGCTTCGGCCAAGGCCCAACAGGTTATGCAGGTGGAGCAGGCGCTGCGTCCGCTGCTCACCGCGCAGGCGCTCGCCGAGGGCGAAGCGAAGGAAACCCTCACCCGCGTCATCGAGCGGATGCGCGAAGCCTATGGCCGGCTTTTCGTCGAACAGGAACGCGCGCAGACCCTATCCGCCAACGAGGATCGCCGCCGCGAGATTGAACTCCTGACCCGGCAGGTGTCGCTGATCAACGCGACGGTCGCGGCGCGCGGCGATGCTCTGGCCGTGATACGCGCCGAACAGGAGCTTCGCCGTCGCGGCGTCGATCTCGCGAGCGAGGAAGCCCGCGCCTACATCGAGTCCGCGCGCCAGATCGAAGGCCTGAACCGGACGCTGCGCGGCCAGGAGCAGCTGCGCGACCAGCGCGACGAGATCACTTTGCTGGAACGGCAGGTCGCGCTTGTCGGCGCATCCGTCGCCAAGCGTGCTGAAGAACTGGCAACCCTCCGAGCCATCCAGCAATTGCGCCAGCGCGGGATCGATGCCGCAAGCCCGGAAGGGCAATCGGCCATCGGCAACGCCAGGCGCATCGACGAGCTCAATCGCCAGCTTGCCGGCCGCGAGGCCGTCGAGAACCAGAAGGACGAGATCACCCTTCTGCAACGACAGATCGGGCTGATCGGCCAGAGCACCTCCGAGCGTTCGGTCATCATCGCCCAGCTGCGCGCCGAGCAGGGCTTGCGCTCGCGCGGTATCGACCTTGCGAGCGAAGAAGGCCGCGCCATCGTCGAGAATGCCGGCAAGATCGAACGCCTGACGCAGGAGCTTCAGCGGCAAGACGCCGCCTATCGCGCCATCGAAACCGCCGTCGGTTCCGCGCTTGATCGCTTCGCCGACGTGCTGGCGCAGGGCAAACTCGACTGGAAATCATGGGCCGATGCAGGACGCCTCGCGCTTCAGGATCTGAACCGCGAGATGATCAAGCTCGCTCTGCTCAACCCGCTGAAGAACCTGCTTTTCGGTTCAAACCTGCCGACCTTCGGGCAAGGCAGCGGCATCCTGGGCAGCATCTTCTCACGGCTGTTCCACGAGGGCGGGCTGGTCGGCGCAGGCGGCGTCGGCCGAATGGTTCCGGCAGGCGTCTTCGCGGGTGCGCCGCGCTTCCATGACGGCGCCTATCTCAAGCCCGACGAGGTGCCGGCGATCCTACAACGGGGCGAGCGCGTGCTGAACCGCAAAGAGGCGCGCGCCTATGAGCGCGGCGATGCCCGATCCAGCGGCGCGGTCGTCAACGTCACGATCCAGACGCCGAACCCGACCGCCTTCGACGCCAGCCGCACCCAGATCGCGGCAGGGCTCGCCCGCGCCGTTCGCTCCGGCATGCGGGGCCTGTAGCGTTCGCAAGCGAAGTGGGAACCGGTTCGCGTGAAGCCAACGCGTGAGAAAGAACCAGATGCCGCAACCGTTTCTCGATATCGCCTTCCCCGGCTCGGTCGGGCGCGGCGCGACCGGCGGGCCGGGCTTCTCGACACAGATCGTCACACTCGCCTCGGGCGCCGAGCAGCGCAACGTCAACTGGTCGCAAGCCCGAGGCCGCTGGAACATTTCGACCGGCATCCGCAGTCGCGCCGACATGGCGGCCGTGATCGCGCATTTCCATGTCGTGAAGGGCCGGGCCTATTCCTTCCGCTTCAAGGACTGGAACGATTTCGACGCTGCCGATCAGGCGATGGTGCAGATCACGCCGACGGTCTGGCAGATCGTCAAGCGCTACAACCATTCCGGCTATGAGCACGTCCGCACGATCACCAAGCCGGTTGCCGGATCGGTCACGGTCAAGATCGCCGGAAGCCCGGTCACGCCTGCCGCGATCGATACGCAGACGGGCCGGATCACCTTTGCCTCGGCGCCGGGATCGGTGCCGACCGCCTCGTTCCAGTTCGACGTTCCCGTCCGCTTCGACACCGACAGCCTGCCGGTTCAGGCGAACGCCTGGGACTTGCAGATCGTCAACAATATCGACCTCGTGGAAGTATTGGAATAAGATAGCGGGTCGATGGGTGCTATCGCGCCGAGGAGTGTTGGGGGATACTTTGGTTCGCAGCGAGAGACAGATAAGCGGCATCAAAAAGGCGCTTGATCGCCTTGAGAGTCGCATAAAAGCATATCGAAATTATCTCTTCGAAATGTCCCGTGGCCAAAATCCAGTGATCGACATTGAAGAGGTGGCCATCACGGATGGCGAAGTAGAGACAGTTGAATCACTTGTTCTTCAGCTATCTGAAAATCTTACCGGCCGGGCTCCTAAAGAGTCTGAGTGGGAACCAATGCGGCCATACTGTTCGAGAAAAGAAGAAAAGAAAACAGGTTTTGCCGAGCAAAACATAGAGTTCTTCAGGTGGGCGCTTATGTGGATTCAAAAAACTCGCACCTATCTGGAATTTCTGGACGGTTTGCAGCCTGCAGATCACGCTGCTGAAACACTTGAACAAGTCGAGCCGGCGACAATTAGCGCTCAGGGCAACACTGATTCACGTGTTGACGAAGGTGTCGATCGATCCGACAAGACCACGGGTGGCGTCGGGCGATATATTGGTAAGATTGTTTGGACTCCATTGCCAGACGGTCGGCTAATGGAGCTAATTGAAAATTTCGGCTTTATAGACCCTCTAGGCCTCGAATGGCCTGTACCGTCAGGGACACGCGTCGATGGAGCTTCAATTCCCCAACCTCTATGGTCAATTGTCGGAAGCCCCTTTACAGGACAATATCGTGATGCGTCCGTGGTTCACGATTACTATTGTGATACGCGAATCCGGCATTGGGCAGCCGTTCACCGCGTATTCTACGATGCCATGATTGTATCAGGTGTGGGACTTGCGCGCGCGAAAATTATGTACGCAGCAGTTTATTTCGGCGGACCTCGATGGTCGACGACTGTGAGTTACAATAACAAGCTGCAAAGGCCTTCCCTACCTGAGGATGTGCAGTTTAGCGTCCAGCATTCTCCTTTCGAGTTGGATGTAATGAAAGCGATTGAGGTCAACGGCACAACCGTAGATGCGTTTTTGCGGAGTGGTGAATGGATGCCGCCAAGCGGTGACGAAACTCGCCTACATATTGGCCATCTCGAACGTTTAATTTCTGAATATGATCCTTCTCCAGAGCAGATAGCGGCAGCGCTCGATACAAGCACTAACGTAATGGACGCTGTGATTCCCAAAAATCGAATACTGATTGCTAAATAAGCTGTGAGCTTAGGTGTCGAAGAAGATGTCCTAAGCTGACCTTTTGTTTAGCAGCAACAGTCTGCCATTCAACCGAGTATTTCAAAAATGAAAACCCTGCCTCCCGCGCTCGCAACCCATGTTGCGGGCGGGCTGACCACGCTGTGCCGCTGCTGGCGGGTGGATCGCCGCGACGGCGTGGTGATGGGCTTTACCGATTTCGACCGCGATCTCGTCTTCGATGCAGTCACCTATAAGGCGGCTTCTGGGTTCACCGCGACCGCAATCGAGGGCCAGCTCGGCCTTGCCGTCTCGAACCTCGATGTGCAGGGCGCGCTGTCGTCCGATGCGCTCACCGAGGACGATCTCCACGGCGGCCGCTACGATGATGCTGCCGTCACGATCTATCTGGTGAACTGGTCGGACGTAGCCCAGCGCGTAGTGCTGCGCGCCGGCAATCTCGGGCAGGTCGCGCGCGGCAAGCTCGCCTTCTCCGCCGAATTGCGCGGCCTTGCCGCCAAGCTCGATCAACCAGCAGGCCGCATCTTCCAGCGCTCCTGCGCCTGGGACTTGGGCGACGCGCATTGCGGGATCGATCTCAATGCGGCCGGACGCAATGGCACCGGGGCGGTGACGCAGGTTCTGGATAGCTTCGAATTCCTCGCCTCCGGCCTTTCCGGCGTCGCGTCAGGCGTGCTCACGCGCGGCAAACTGGTCTGGACCTCCGGCGTGAACAACGGCCTCGCAGTTGAGATCAAGGCGCATTCTTCCAGCGCTGGCGTTTCGCGGATCGCCATTGCCCTGCCGATGGGCGCGCCGGTGGTGGTCGGCGACACGTTTAGCGCCACGGCGGGCTGCGACCGCACCTTTGCCACCTGCCGGGATCGCTTCGCCAACACGGTCAACTTCGGCGGCTTCCCGCACATGCCGGGCACCGACTTCGCGATGTCCTATCCGAACCAGGGCGCCGGAAACGACGGCGGCAAGATCACATGACAATCCGCGACAAGATCATCGCCGAGGCGCGCTCATGGATCGGCACGCCCTATCACCATCAGGCGGCGCTCAAGGGCGTCGGCTGCGATTGCCTTGGTCTCGTGCGCGGCGTCTGGCGCGCGGTCTATGGCGCCGATCCCGAACACCCACCAGCCTATTCGCGCGACTGGGCCGAGACGCTGCGCGAGGAAACTCTGGCCGATGCCGCAAGCCGCCACATGATCCTGCTGGCCCTCGATGCCTTCGAACCCGGCGATCTCTTGCTCTTCGCCATCAACGATAACGCGCCCGCGAAACATTGCGCGATCCTCGTGGCGGCTGATCGCATGATCCACGCCATCGAGTCCCATCCGGTGGCGGAGGTTTCGCTCGTGCCGTGGTGGCGCAACCGTCTGCGCTTCGCATTCCGCTTTCCCGAGATCTGATCTGCCATGGCCGTTCTGCTCCTCACTGCCGCAGCCTCCGCGCTGACGGCGGGCGCCTCGGCGTTTGTCCAGATCGCGGCAGCAGCGGCGGCAACCGCTGTCGGCAGTTTCATCGACAACCGGCTGTTCGGCCCGTCGGCGGGCAACACGACGCAGGAAGGGCCTCGCCTCGACAATTTGCAGGTTCAGGCCTCAACCGAGGGCGCGGCGATCCCCGAGATCGCCGGCCGGGTGCGGATCGCGGGCCAGATCATCTGGGCGACCAAGTTCAAGGAAGTGGCGACCACCACCACGCAGCGCTCCGGCGGCGGCAAGGGTGGCGGTGGCGGCGGATCGGTCACTTCCACCACCTATTCCTATTTCGCGAACTTCGCTGTCGGGCTCTGTGAAGGGCCAATCGACCGGATCGGCCGCATCTGGGCCGACGGCAAGCCGCTCTCGCTCGCAGGCATCACCATGCGGGTCTATCGCGGCACGACGAGCCAATCGCCCGATCCGCTGATCGAAGGCGTCGAAGGATCGGGCAACGCGCCCGCCTATCGCGGAACCGCCTATGTGGTATTCGACAATCTCGCGCTGGAAAAATTCGGCAACCGCCTGCCGCAGCTGACCTTCGAGGTGTTCCGGCGCGTCTCCTCCACATCCGGCGACAGCCTTGAGACCGTCGTGCGCGCCGTGACCATGATCCCGGGCGCGGGTGAGCGCACCTATGACACCAAGGTCCAGAAGCGCGATCTTGGCGGCGGCTCAACCACGCCTGAGAACGACAGCGCCGGGCGATCAACCTCCGACTGGTCGGTCGCGCTCGATGATTTGAAAGCCTCGCTGCCGAACGTCGATACCGTGTTTCTGGTGGTGGGCTGGTTCGGCGACGACCTGCGCTGCGGCTCCTGCACGATCCGCCCGAAGGTCGAAGTCGCGAACAAGATAACGACGCCCGATGCCTGGATGGTGCACGGCCTTGCGCGATCCGGCGCGCTCGTGATGTCGCTTAGCGCCGGCAAGCCCGCCTATGGCGGCACGCCGTCGGACGATACCGTCGTTCGCGCCGTTCGCGATCTGAAGGCCCGCGGTTATGCCGTCGTCTTCTATCCGTTCGTGTTCATGGACGTGCCCGCCGGCAACACGCTGCCGAACCCCTATGGCGGCACCGGCCAGCCCGTCTATCCTTGGCGTGGGCGGATTACCTGCCATCCCGCCGCCGGCCAGCCCGGCACGGTGGACAAGACGGCGGCGGCCGACACGCAGGTTGCGACCTTCTTCGGCTCGTGCCTGCCGTCGCACGTCTCGGTGTCGGTCAACGCCAGCACCGATGCGGTGACGACCAGCTATTCCGGCCCGGTCGAATGGGGCTTGCGCCGGTTTATCCTGCACTATGCCAAGCTCTGTGCGGCGGTGAACGCGATCGATGCCGGGGCCATCGACGCTTTCCTGATCGGATCGGAATTCCGCGCGCTTTGCTCGGTGCGCGACAGTGCGACGAACTTCCCTGCCGTCGCGCGGCTGAGGACGCTCGCTGCTGACGTGAAGGGCATTCTCGGCGGCGGGGTGAAGGTGAGCTACGCCGCCGACTGGTCGGACTACAACGGCTATCGGCCCGCCGACGGATCGAACGATGTCTTCTTCCACCTCGATCCGCTCTGGGCAGACAGCAACATCGATTTCGTCGGTATCGACTGGTATGCGCCGCTCGCCGATTGGCGCGACGGCGCCGGCCATCTCGACCGCATCGCAGGCGCGCCCTCGATCTATGATCGCGCCTATCTGCAATCGAACATCGAGGGCGGCGAGTTCTTCAGCTGGTTCTATGCGAGCGACGCCGCCCGCAACAATCAGACCCGCACCATCATCACCGACGGCGCCTATGGCAAGCCTTGGGTATTCCGCTCGAAGGATCTGCGGAACTGGTGGCTGAACCGACACTATGACCGCCCGGGCGGCATCGAAAGCGGATCGCCGACGGCGTGGCTCGCGCAGATGAAGCCGATCTGGTTCTGCGAACTCGGCGTGCCCTCGGCCGACAAGGGCGCGAACCAGCCGAACGTCTTCTATGATCCGAAGTCGTCCGAGAGCTTCCTGCCCTACTTCTCGAAGGGCACGCGCGACGATCTGATCCAGCGCCGCGCGCTTGAAGCGGTCTTGAGCTATTGGGCGCCTTCAGGCGCCAATAACCCGACTTCTGGCGTCTATAGCGGCCGAATGATCGAAGCCTTCGGCATTTGGACATGGGACGCGCGTCCCTATCCCGCCTGGCCGGGCCGCGTGGATCTCTGGTCTGACGGTGATCTCTATCCGCTCGGCCATTGGCTGAACGGCAAGGTCGGCCTCGCCGATCTGGCGGCGCTCGTCGCCGAACGCTGCCGCCGCGTCGGCTTCGCGGCTTACGATGTGTCGGCGCTGGTCGGCGTCGTCACCGGATATCTGCGCGACCGGCCGATGAGCCCACGCGCCGAGATCGAAGCACTGGCGTCCGCCTATTCCTTCGATGCGGTCGAAACCGACGGCGTGATCCGCTTCGTGCCGCGCGGGCGCGCCTCGGTCGCGACGCTGACCTTGCCCGAACTCGCCGTGCCCGATCAAGGCGAAGAGATCACGCTGACGCGCGGCCAGGAAACCGAACTGCCGAACGAGGTGGCCGTCGGCTTCACCGATGCAGTGGACGAATACAAATCCGGCGCGGTCTCAGCGACGCGCCTTGCGGGCTATTCCGAACGCAAGAGCGATTTGCGGCTCGCGCTCGTAATGGATCAGGTTCAGGCGCAATCGATCGCCGATCGCGCGCTGGTGGAAGCATGGGTTGCCCGCGAGACCGCGCAGCTGGCGCTGCCGCCTTCGCGCATCGCGCTCGATCCAGGCGACGTGATCGATCTCGTCATCAACGGCAGGGCGCGATCGTTCCGGCTGACGCGCGTGCTCGACAAGGGGGCGCGCGAAGCCGAAGCCGTGCGCGCCGAGGCCGCGATCTATGCACCTCCGCTGAACGGCATCGCGCCGCCGACGCTGACACCGCCGCCGATCTATGGCGCGGCGGTCTTGCGGCTGATGGATTTGCCTCTGTTGCGCGATACCGACGACGGCTTCTCGCCCTATGCCGCGGCTTCTGCCTCGCCCTGGGGCGGCGTTGTGTTGATGGACAGCGCCACCGGCTCGGATTTCGTGCTCGATACAACGCTCGCTGTTCGGGCCACCCTCGGCGAAACCATCCAGCCGCTTCCCGCCGGGCCGACAGAGTATTGGGATGAAGGCTCCGTCCTCGAGGTGAAGCTCTATGCCGGGGAACTGGCAAGCACCACGCCCGACACAATCCTGAGCGGCAGCACGAACAGCGTGGCGCTCGGCACGCCCGACGGCGATTGGGAGATCGTCCAGTTCGCCGATGCGGTCCTGACCGGATCGCAGACCTATCGGCTGACGAAGCTGCTGCGCGGACGCCTCGGCACCGAGCACGCCATCCGCTCGCCGCTGGCCCTTGGCGCGCCGGTGGTTCTGCTGAACGAGGCTGTCGCCAAGATCGACGGCAAGCCCGCCGAACGCCTCGCCGCCCGCTTCTATCGCTGGGGACCGCAGGCGCTCGATATCGCCGACCCTGCCTGGCAGCAGACGACCTTCGCCACGAAGGCCGTCGGCCGCATGCCGTGGTCGCCGGTCCAGATCGCTGGCACGCGGAATGGCGGCGGCGATCTCACCATCACATGGGTTCGGCGCACCCGCTTCAGCGGCGTCTGGGCCGATGGCGTCGATGTTCCGCTGAACGAGGAAAGCGAGCGCTACGAAGTCGATGTGATGAACGGCGCGAACGTCGTCCGAACCATCGCCACGACCACGCCGACCGCCGGCTACTCCGTCGCCCAGCAGGTCGCGGATTTCGGGTCGGCGCAAAGCACGATCTCGGTGCGCGTCTGCCAGCTTTCCGCCTCGGTCGGGCGCGGTTGGCCGGGCGCCGCCATCATCTGAAGGACAATCAAAATGCCGACGCCGAACCTCGGCCTGCCCACGCTCGCGCAAGGGCAGGCGCAGAAGGAGATTGCCCATAACGAGGCGCTGCTGCGCCTCGATGCCCTGGTGCAAACCAGCGTCAAAAGCCGGGCGCTGGCGACGCCGCCAGGAAGCCCGGCCAATGGCGACCGCTGGATCGTGCCTTCCGGCGCAACCGGCGTCTGGGCTGGCCAGGCCGACAAGATCGCCTTCTGGCGCGAGGGCGCCTGGGCGTTCTTCGTGCCTGTCGTCGGCTGGCGCGTCCATGTCGAGGACGAGCGCCTTAGCGTCGTTTGGACCGATGGCGCCTGGCGCGACCGGATCGTCGGCACCGCCAATGGCGGCGCGATCCGGCTCGTGGCGCTTGAACAGGAACTGACGCTCACCGGCGCCTTCGTCGATGCGACCACCGCCGTGATCGCCGACCGGATGATCGTTCTCGCTGTCGCCTCGCGAACCACGCAGGCGATCACCGGCGCGACGTCCTACGGCGTCGGTGTGGCGGGCAACGCCAGCCAGTTCGGCGGTTCGCTCGGCATCGCGCTCGGCTCGAACAACATCGGCGTGATCGGCCCGACCGCCTTCTACGCCAACACGCCGATCCGCGTGACCGCGGCAGGCGGCAACTTCACCGGCGGCAAGGTGCGCGTCGTGATCTACGCGCTCGCCTTCACCGCGCCCTCGTCCTGATCAACTCCAAAGAAGGAACTTTCGATGTCCGCCGCTCCGATCTCGGTCGGCGCCGACGCGCTCACGCTGACGTGGGTCGTTGTCGGCAGCCTGATCCTCGAACTGCTGATCCTGATCGTCTTCCTCGTCCGCGTGGCGTGGTGGTTGTCACAGCGCTTCACGCTGATTGACGCCACGCTGGCCGCCAACGCGAAGGAGATCACCGCGATCAAGGAGGATGTTTCGAACGACATCGCTGGCCGCCGAGTGGTGGCCGAAGCCCGCACCGACATCGCCCAGATCAAAGCGACAATGGGTGAGTTCCGCGAACGCATCGACCGCCTGGAAAGTCACGAGGACGGGCGCAAGCACGCCTGACCCGCCGCTCTCAACCCCAATCGCAACCCGACGCAAAGCCCGCCCTCCGGCGGGCTTCGTCGTTTCAGGAGGTCGCCATGCTGCCTGCCCAATACCGCTGGCTCGAAGCCGAGCCCGGCCCGCGCATGATCGCGGAGGCGCTGAAAGAGTACGGAACGCTCGAAGCGCCGGGCGCGGCCGACAATCCCAAGATCATCGGCTGGCAAGACGAACTCGAAGCCGCCGGTCTCGGTAGCGTCTATGCCGGCGTCTATCGGCACGACGCGATCCCGTGGTGCGGGCTGTTCATGGCCGTTGTCGCCCACCGCTCCAACATCGAACGACGCCCCGAACGCAATCCGCCGCGCCTCTATCTCGCGGCGCTCGAATGGGCGGCGTTCGGCGTCTCGGTTCCGAAGGGCGCGGCAGCGCTGGGCGATGTGCTCGTCTTCAAGCGTAAGGGCGGCGGGCATGTCGGCCTCTATGTCGGCCATGACGCCTCAGCCTTCCATGTTCTCGGCGGCAATCAACAGAACCGCGTCTCGATCACCCGGCTCTCGAAGCAGCGCCTCGTGGCGGTGCGCCGCCCGGCCTATCGCGCCCAGCCCGCGAACGTCCGCCCGATCCCTCTCGCTGCGAGCGGAAGCCTCTCCGTCAACGAGGCCTGATCCAACCCTAACCAAGGAGATTCTCCATGAACGCTGTTCTTCAGTTCGGTGCGGGCTACCGCACCTACATCATCGCGGCCGTGCTCGTTCTCGTTGTGGTCATCGAGAAGGGCCTCGGCATCGACGTGCCGGGCGTCGATGTCGGTTCCGACTGGCTCACCCAGATCCTCGCCGCGCTTGGCCTCGGCACCCTGCGGGCCGGGATCACCGGGGCGAACAAGTGACCGGCTGGATCGCGCTTGCTCTCATCGTCGCGGTGGTCATCGCCACCGCGGCGATCTTCGCCGCTGGCCGCAAGGCGGGCGCTGCCAGTGAGGCGGCGAAAGCCCGCGAGGCCGAACTCAAATCCCAGAAGGAGGCTTCCGATGCCAAGGACCGGATGCTCGAAGCAGGCGCTGCCGCTCCTCGTGATCGCGACGCTCTCGCTGACCGCCTGCGCGACGGCACCTTCTAGGCCCGCCGTCGTCTGCCCGCCGATCGCGCCCTACGATCGCGCTTTCCAGGCGCGTCTTGCCGACGAAATCCAGCGTCTACCGCCCGGCGCGGCGCTGGAACAGGCGATGCTGGACTACGCCCGGCTGCGCGATCAGGCGCGGGCTTGTGCGATGCGCCCAACGGCACCTTGAAGTAAGGTCCAAAATAGCCAAAATGGGTCTTGATTCGATCAAAGGCCACGCCATGCAAACAATGTCGGCGAAGGACGCGAAGGATGGCTTCGGCCGTCTTATCGATCTTGCGCGAATGGAGCCGGTAACCGTTGAAAAGCACGGGCGCCCTGTCGTCGTGGTGATGGCCGTCGAGGAGTATGAACGATTGCGCGAGAGCGCTGGTGATCCGGCGCACTCGGTCAAACCGGGCGCGGAATCGGCCAAGAGGCGCAAGGGATTGAAGCGGGCATGAGTAACGGCGACCTCAACTGGATCACGAACTTCATATGGGGCATCGCCGACGATGCCCTGCGCGATCTCTATGTGCGCGGCAAATATCGCGACGTGATCCTGCCGATGATGGTGTTGCGCCGTCTCGATGCGGTGCTGGAACCGACCAAGGCCGCCGTCCTGTCTATGAAGGACAACCTCGACAAGGCCGGCATCACCAATCAAGACGCGGCGCTTCGCCAGGCGGCGGGTCAAGCCTTCTACAATACGTCGCGCTTCAATCTGCGCGATCTTCGCAATCGTGCGTCGCAATCCCAGCTGAAGGCCGATTTCGAGGCCTTCCTCGATGGCTTCTCGCCGAACGTTCAAGAGATCCTCGACAACTTCGAGTTCCGCAATCAGATCCCCAAGCTGTCAAAGGCCGACGTGCTCGGAACGTTGATCGAGAAGTTCCTCGATAGCTCGATCAATCTCGGCCCGAAGTCTGTGCTGAATGGCGACGGCTCGGTGAAGCATCCCGGCCTCGATAACCATGCGATGGGGACGATCTTCGAAGAGCTGGTTCGCCGGTTCAACGAAGCGAACAACGAGGAAGCCGGCGAACACTGGACGCCGCGCGACGCCGTGAAGCTCATGGCGAAGCTGATCTTCGTGCCGATCGCCGGTCAGATTCAATCCGGCACCTACCTCCTGTACGACGGCGCTTGCGGCACTGGTGGCATGTTGACGGTCGCCGAAGAAACGCTGAACGAACTCGCCGAACAGCACGGCAAGCAAGTCTCCACTCACCTCTTCGGACAGGAGATCAACGGCGAGACCTACGCCATCGCCAAGGCCGATCTGCTGCTCAAGGGCGAAGGCGAAGAGGCTGATAACATCGTCGGTGGGCCGGAATGGTCGACGCTGGCGAACGACGCCTTCCCGTCCAAGGAATTCGACTTCATGCTGTCGAACCCGCCCTACGGGAAGAGCTGGAAATCCGATCAGGAGCGCATGGGCGGCAAGGCCGGCATGCGCGATCCGCGCTTCGTGATCGAGCACGCGGGCGATGCCGAATACAGCCTCGTCACGCGCTCCAGCGACGGGCAGATGCTGTTCCTGGCGAACATGCTGTCGAAGATGAAGCACAACACGCCGCTCGGTTCGCGCATCGCCGAGGTGCACAACGGCTCGTCCTTGTTCACCGGCGATTCGGGCTCTGGCGAAAGCAATGTGCGGCGCTGGATCATCGAGAACGATTGGCTGGAAGCCATCGTTGCCCTGCCGCTCAACATGTTCTACAACACTGGCATCGCCACCTATGTCTGGGTGCTGTCTAACCGGAAGCCGGGCAACCGGCGCGGCAAGGTGCAGCTGATCGACGCGACCGCGTGGTTCCGGCCGTTGCGCAAGAACCTTGGCAAGAAGAATTGCGAACTGGCCGACGCCGATATCGAGCGCATTCTTCAAGCCTTCATCGCGTTCGAAGAAACCGAGCAATCCCGCATCTTCGACAATGCCGAGTTCGGTTATTCGAAGGTTACCGTCGAGCGGCCCTTACGGGCGCGGGGGGTCGATGCCACCCGCGCCTATGCGCCAAAAGAGATCAAGACGCTGAAGGAAGAAGGCCGGATCGCCGAGGATGGCACCCCGGTCATCCGTCGCATTCACAAGCCGGGCAAGGTTGAAGCCGATCCGCTGCGCGGGCTGTTCCCGCTCACCATCGAAGGCAAGCGCTGCGTGGTCGAATACGAGCCCGACAGCGACCTGCGCGACACCGAGACAGTGCCGTTGAAGGAACCGGGCGGCATCGAGGCCTTCATCCGCCGCGAGGTGCTGCTGCACACGCCCGACGCCTGGATCGACGAAGCCAAGACCACCATCGGCTATGAAGTCAGCTTCACCCGCTATTTCTACAAGCCGCAGCCGCTTCGCCCGCTGGACGAGATCCGCGCCGATATTCTGGCGCTGGAGCGCGAAACCGACGGTCTGATGGCCGACATCATCGGGGCGGCGCGATGATCAACGGCTTGCGCCCCTTTCCCCAGAGTAAGCCGAGCACCGTGCCTTGGCTCGGTGATGTGCCGGTGCATTGGGACGTCTTGCGAAGCAAGTATGCGTTTCGCGAAGTCGATAGCCGCTCCACGACAGGCGAAGAGACGCATCTTTCGATGAGCCAGCGCTTGGGTCTGGTTCCCGCCAACCAAGTGGAAAAGTCCCTGGTGTCGGAGAGTTACGTCGGCGCCAAGCTTGTCGTGAAGGACGATCTCATTCTCAATCGCCTCAAGGCACACCTCGGCGTATTCGCTTACGCAAAGGAGCCGGGGTTGATCAGCCCGGACTACACGGTGCTGCGGCCAATGACCTGCGCCAATGTCAGGTTCTTCGAATACGTTCTCAAATCTCCCGCGTGCCGTGCAGAATTGCGAACGAGAGCTAAGGGCATCGTCGAGGGCTTCTGGCGGCTTTATACAGATGACTTCTACGACATTCGCCTTCCTATCCCGCCGCTGGATGAGCAGCGGCTGATCGTGCGGTATCTGGATTGGCATGGGGCGCAAACGGCGAAGCTGATCCGCGCGAAGAAGAAGATCATCGCGCTTCTGAACGAGCAGAAACAGGCAATCATCCACCGCGCCGTCACCCGCGGCCTTGATCCCAACGTCCGCCTCAAACCCTCCGGCATCCCTTGGCTCGGTGATGTGCCGGAGCGCTGGAGCATCCAAAGCCTTGGTTCGATGATCAAGCGACGGAGCGCACGGAATCGAACCGATCTGCCATTGCTTTCCGTGGTGCGCGAACGTGGTGTGATCCTGCGCTCATCAATGAGCGACGAAGAAAACCACAACTTCGTTCCCGATGACCTTTCAAACTACAAAGTCGCTATGCGTGGCGATCTCGTCATCAACAAGATGAAGGCGTGGCAGGGCTCTCTTGGTATCGCGCCATGTGACGGCATCGTTAGCCCGGCTTATTTCGTCTATGAGCTCGATATTGAGGACATCGCATTCGGCCAGATGCTACTGCGGAGTAAGCCATACGTTGCCTGCTTTGCCCGTGTTTCAGATGGCGTGCGACTTGGGCAGTGGGATTTGTCGATTGATGGCATGAAGCGCATTCCGGTGCTTCGCCCTACTCACGACGAACAGATTGCGATCGTGGAGTTTGTTGATCGCTCAACTTTGGAGCTTGAACGGGCAAAGGAGTTCACGTTCCGCGAAATCACCCTGATCCAGGAATTCCGCACGCGCCTGATCGCCGATGTCGTTACCGGTAAGCTTGATGTCCGCGCCGCTGCGGCCGGCCTTCCCGAAACCGTCGAACTTGAACCCATCGACGATCTGGTCGAGGGCGATGATCTCGACGAAGCCGTTGACGATGCCGAGAACGAGGAGGTCGCCGCCTGACGATGCCCGTTCCCGCCCAGCCAAAAATCTACCACATCGTCCACTCCGACCGCCTGGCATCGATCATCGCGGACGGTTTCTTGTGGTCGGATGGGCGTTGTTGCAGAAGTCC